TATCACCAAGAATAGCTAGGATCACATTGATGTCGTTTTCACTAAGTTCAATTTGCAAGTTTTGCACGGTCTATTTTTCCTTATGGTGTATATGCTTTTGCGGCTGTAACAGCAGAGTCAATGGCAGAGAAGTCCTCTGAACCCCAATCGCCAAGAGCTTTGCCGTATTCAAGGTATCCAGAGCTACGCAAAACCTTTTCCTGCTTTTCAACATTGGTCAGATCATTGCCATATTCATTGCTGCTATCCAGCACACTGGTAATGACGTTAGCGCCATCCAACATGGCTTGGTACATCTGTGCTTTTTCTTCGTCGGTGCGTTCTACTGCGTCTTCAGACATAATGTCCTCCTTATGATTCTAGGGCTTCGATTCGAGCGGTAAGTGATGTGATAATTGCGTCTTGATCTTTGATGGCTTTGACTAGGATTGGTATGAACTTCTCGTACTGAAGACCGTACTGTTTGCCGTCTTCACTCAGCGATACCGTAAGGTTTTTCTTAGCGGCGGCGGTATATCCAGCGGCCTCTTCGAGATCACGCACTGATTGCGCTTTGAAACCAACGTCCATCCAGTCTTCTTTGTGCGTACCGTCTGGCGTTTGTGCGCCTAAATCGTAATCATCAGCGTACTTGTCGCCATATTTGGAGCGCTTGTCCCAATAATATGTGACAGGTTCTAAGGATTTTACGAAGTCCAAACCAAGATTTAGGTCAACGAAGTCAGTCTTATCGCGCTCGTCGGATGCAACCGTAAGAGCAACTTGGCAGTTAAAAGACGATATGTTCTCATCGCCTAATCCAATTTTATTGTCACCTGTCGTTTGATTACCGCCCGGACTACCTGATCGTAAAGCGTCATGCCCTAATGCGAGGTTGTTGTCGCCTGAAGTAAGCGTAAACGCTGCATTGTACCCTACGGATGTATTGTCAAAACCAGTACATATTCTGAGTACATTTCCTCCAACTGCCGTGTTGGTTCCTCCAGAAGCCGCTTGACCCATAGCATTGTAACCAATTGCCGTGTTGTTACTGGTAGTAGTAGTGTCATCACCAGCTTGAGCGCCAATCAAGGTGTTGTATTGGCCTGTGGTGACTGCCGCTCCTGCGTTATATCCTACGGCTACATTTAAAGCGTTAGTTGCAGTAGTAAAGTTTTGTGCTTCTAAAGCTGACCTTCCAATAGCAACACTTAAACTTCCTAAAGTGTCGGCTGTTAGAGCGTTGTAGCCAACCGCTACATTGCCATCTGAATCCGTTAAAGCGTCACCTGCAAGGCCGCCCATGAGGGTGTTGCGAATTCCCGTGGTGACTGCATCTCCAGCAGCGTATCCAATAGCCACGTTGTATGCGCTTGTCGCGGTAGTAAAGTTTTGGTTTTGAAGTGTAGACCTGCCTAAAGCTGTTGATCGACTTCCTAGAGTGTCTGCCGTAAGAGCGTTGTAGCCCAAGGCAACATTTGACGATCCTGTTGTAAAAGCATCACCAGCGAGGCCTCCAAGGAGAGTGTTTTTGGTTGCCGTGGTTACTGCATAGCCAGCATCTGTGCCAACAGCTACGTTATAAGCATTTGATCCTGCGTTTTGATTTGCTAAAGCTCTATTACCTACAGCTACGTTGAGTCCATGACCATCTTCTGTGGAGAGCGCGAAATAACCTACGGCTACGTTTGAGCCGCCAGTTGTTATTGCATCACCAGCTTGAGCGCCAATCAAGGTGTTGTATTGGCCCGTGGTGACCTGCGTACCAGCATCGTCACCTACAGCCACGTTGTAACTGTCCGTAGCCGTAGTGAAGTTTTGTCGCCGCAAAGCGTTATTACCCACGGCAACTGAGTGGCTTCCTAATACGTCAGCAGAAAGCGTAAGATGTCCCACGGCTACGTTTTGGTCTGCGTCAGTTAAAGCATCACCAGCTAAAGCTCCGATGAGGACATTTTTAATGCCCGTGGTGACTGCGGTTCCTGCTTGATAACCAACCGCCGTATTAAGAGAATCAGTGGCTGTAGTGAAGTTTTGAACTTTCAAAACCTCATAACCTATAGCAACTGACCGGCTACCTAATGTATCACCTGATAAAGCGTTATAACCGATTGCCACGTTGAAATCAGCATCTGTGAGAGCGTCGCCTGCCTGAGAACCGACTAGGACATTCTCAACCCCCGTGGTGATTGCATTACCTGCGTTGTATCCAACGGCAGTATTGTTGCTGTTTGTAGCTGTAGTAAAGTTTTGTGCGTTTAGAGTGTTGCGACCAACCGCAGTTGACCTGCTGCCTAATGTATCTGTAGTTAAGCTGTTATATCCTAGTGCTAAATTATTACCACCTTCTGTAAGAGCATCACCAGATAGACCCCCCATGATGGTGTTATGGATTCCCGTGGTTATTTTATTTCCTGCGTTATAGCCAAATGCTGAGTTATACATGTTAACGGCAGTTGCAGGGTTTTGTTTTTGCAAAGCGAAAGTGCCAACGGCAGTAGATGTACTACCTAACACATTGTCTGTTAAGGCGTTGTAACCCACGGCTATATTGTAATCAGCATCCGTAATTGCATCACCAGCGAGTCCCCCCACTAGGGTATTCTGGATTCCCGTGGTGACTGCGCCACCTGCCTCATAACCTATGCCGATATTGTAAGCGTTAGTATCCGTCGTATAGTCTTGAGCATCTAAAGCGGCGTATCCGATAGCCACACTTCGAGCGCCTTGAGTGTTCGTAAACAACGCATCAACGCCGATGGCTACGTTACGATCCCCTGAAGTTGTGGCCTCTAGTGCATTGAGTCCTATGCCAATGTTGTTTGAGGAAGTCGTAGCTGTTTTGAGGCTGTCCTCCCCAATCGCAATATTGTTATCTCCAGTGGTAACTGCACCGCCAGCATCTCGACCGATAAAGACGTTGTTGTTGCCGCCGCTTTGAAGCGCATCTCCCGCACTCAAGCCTATGCGAATGTTATCGCTACCTGCCGATGCGGTTAGTAGATCTGCGCCAGTTTCTATAGTGACACTCCCTGCAAAACTTGATGCGCCATCAACATCAACAACATCAAGATTAGCGGTGCCATCTACATCCAAGTCGCCTGATACAAAGAACGATGGGACAGATAGATCAGTAAATGCATCAACCATCGCAGCGCCTGATCCAGCACCATCACTGTAAATAGCTTTGGTCTGACCATTAAGAATGGTGATGCTCGCGCCAGAGCCTTGGCTGATGATGATGCTTTGTGATCCGCTCGTTGCATTCTCAATGAACCAGAGCTTGCTGACCGTGTTCGGCCCTATAGTGATGGTGCAAGTTGAATCAAGAGTGCCAGTATATTTGAGGAAGAGAGACCGGCCCGGATCAGTAGACCCATCAGCAATAGTAGTAGTATGAGTATCAGCATTGGTGCCCCATGTACCTGCCTCATCGCCAGTAGATATCTCTTTCAGGCGTAGATCATTAACGTAAGTTGCCATTTATCTTCTCCGACTTTTAGTCTTAGGCTTTGTCTTCTTGATAGACGCCACATGCTTTTTTAGCATTTCAGCTTGTTTCTTGTGTGTCTTAGAGGCTTTCTCTAATCCTTTAATAACCTTCTTGACCTTGCGTACCATTACGCTACCTCTTCCCAGTTAGCTGTTTGGCTTGTTGATACAGCCGAGTAACTTGCTGTTTGACTGTCTGATACAACAGAGTAGCTTGCTGTTTGACCTGGTATGACAAGGCTCCAAACATTTGCCGAACCAGTTGCACCAGTAGCAGAAACGCCAGTAACACTAACGACGGCACCGGCTGTAACCGATACCGAACCGACTGAACCAGTCGCTTCAAATCCAGTGACTGAAATGTTGTTATCACACTTGAGCGTGACTGTGCCCAATGCGCTTGTACCAGAAACTCCCGTAACGCTGACATTTGCATCGGCGGCAACTGTGACAGAGCCAACCGCACTCGTTCCAGCAACTCCTGTAACAGAGAACGTAACGCCTGTCCCTTCAATGATCGAGACTGACCCGACTGCCCCTGTGCCAGAAACGCCTGTGACAGAGACAATTGCGTCTGCCGTGACTGTGACAGACCCAACAGCGCCTGTACCAGCAACGCCGGTAACCTCAACAGGTATCGCTTCATTCCACGCACCTTGGCCCCAAGTACCTCTGCCCCAACCATTAACAATTGCCATCGCTAGGCGATACGAATGATCGCATTACTGGCATCAGCCGTTGGAAATTGTATGGTGAAATCTCCAGCGGTGCTTGTCTTATCACCACCAAAGGCTAAAGAACAAACAGCTTTATCTGACTGAGTATCGTTGTAGATCAAGGCACCGTTTGCAGTGATCGTGCTCGAACTGAACGTCAAATCGGCAAAGTCGCAAAACGCCGTTGTGCTTGACGTGGTAGGGGTCACGCTTGTCAACGCCGCACCCGCCGCCGTATATCCTGTACCCGACACCTCGTTCGAGGTTGTGTATGCAGTTGTGCTTGCATTCAGTGTGGCAGAGCTTGTGTACAACGCCAGCTTGAAAGTGTTACCAGAGGTAGCAGTGAAGTTATGTGTGCCGACAAGAATCTCTTGCTTGAACGATGTGCATAGCGCAGATGTGATACTCATGTAAGTCTCCGTATTATGTTTGCTAAATCAGATTGACCCTGAGCTTCAACTTCAGCAGCTAAAGTTGCCCGATCACTCTTGATCGCTTCCTTAATGTAATAACCGATTACCTTCCGTATGTCTTCTTGGAAAGATAACGCCTGCTCTGCAAGCAACGGATGACTGTTCTCACCCACACTAACAATACGCTTTGTTGCAGAATCTGCCCAGAAATCAGGGTCGTGTCCTTTGTTCTGTGTTGTGGCAACAACAACATTGCCAACATGCCCAACCGCTGTCATCTAGCAGACCTTACTTCGCCTGAGCGATAGCTGTCAGTTGTGCTGTAACCTTCACCCAAGGCTCTAAGATCTGCCAAAGCGGAGTCGTATCGAGCTTGATAAAGCTGCATCAAATCGGGTTCGCCCTTCAAGAAGGTATACGCCTCAACAAGGCTACCGTATAAAAGCGCATTCTCTGCGTTATCACCCAGCCAACTTGTGCCACCAGAAGACACGGTGATTGATTGCGGCCTGTAAAAATAATGAAGCTCTACCGTTAAGTTACCGTTTGGGGTTGGCCCAACAATGAAAGTCGTGTCATCAAAGATCGCGTAATACTTGGGTATTCCTGTGGTAGATGCTGTTGGATACGCTTGACGTATGAAGTTCACATCCTTAAACAGTAAGTACTCGTAACCACTGTTATCTACAGCCAACGAGTAAGGCGACAAAAAGTCAGAAGGAGTTTCTAGATAGGTGTTTGATTGTGTCAGTGTACCCGTGACGTTCTTCCTAAAATTAGGCAACTGAACAGATTTAAGAATCCGCTCCTCTGCTTGCGTAATTATCGTAGGAAGATTGGTAACAAGCGTTGTCTCGTTTGTCTCAAGATAATCTTGTATCGCTGTCTTCAGGGTTGTGAACGTCCACGCCATTAGCTTGTCACCACTGTAACGATACCGACGTGACCTGAACAATCTAAGCCAACTTGCCCCACTGGATTGAAAGAAGCCAGTATTCGGCTTTCATCTAACCCTCTGTCGGGTCTTGGATTTCTCAGTGCTCTAGGGTCATCAACCCGCACCTTGCCTAATTGCAACTGTGGCTGGTCTGGATCAACAACATCCTTGCCTACCAGAAATCCTGTAGGCCGCTGGTTAACAATCTCAGGCACCAAGTCCTTGAGCGGATACCTGAACCCAGTCATGTCGCAGTAACCGAAAGCGTACTTACCTCTAGTGTATGAACTCAAAACGAATACCCCCCAGGAGAAACGTACAATGACGCTTTGTTACGATCTGAGTCTGAGGCAAGCGTCCATTGCTCTTCGTAGTCAGCCTTTAAGGCTTGCGCTCTAGCACCTGCTGATGGGTACTTCATGCTCAACTGATAAGCCAACCCACTAACCAAGCAAGGCAAGAATCGAGCAGGAACGTCTATATTGTTCGCCGCTGAGTTGCCAGCATCTTCCACACGTTCCATGTAGTAGTAACCAAACTGATAGGTCTCTTGATCATCAGGTGTGGGCCACACATTGATTGTGATTGCGTCAGCGTTACGCTCGACGTAATACTGCAACGGCTTGCTTTGCGTAAGCTTGTTTGAAAGATTCGAGTACTGGCTTACAGAGATTCTAGTCATCGACTGGTCAAACTGTTGATTGACCTCACCTGCACTTGTCCTGACAAAAGCTTCGATAATGTCTAGAATCTTGCCATCTAGCGTGTACTGATTCGTTCCAGCGGTAAGTGCTTGTGTAGCAAAGTCTACAGACCAAAGGTTCAAGCCTCTGTTCTGCCACTCCAGCATCATTAGGTTTAGGCTGCGTCTAGCGGTCTTATAGTCATACCCACTGCGAAGCTCTAAACCCGCCCGTTCAAATGCCTCTTCCAGTGAATCGGCAAGATCTAGGTTGAATGTAAACGTGCCGCTGGTAGCCATCTAGATCATTCTTCCGCGAGTCTTACCCTTGATAGCTATCCCATCAATAGGCTTTGTTCGTGTCTTACCTCCGGCACTCATGGTGGTAGAGCCAGACATGACCTTTTCCATGCGATCCGCTTCAGCTTTTTCAGAGGCTAAGCGATCTTCTTCTCTTCGCGCCTTCTTCTTTTTGCGCTTTTCTGTCAAGTAAGCTGGGAGAACGCCTGCATACTCCATGATCCCTTCGCCTTTAACGAGCGATGCTATTGGCGAAACATCTGAAAGTTTTAATCCCATTATGGCCTCCTAGCCTTTAGCTTCTTCTTAGAAACGCGCTTCTTTTTTGCTGGCGCATTCTTGATCTGTTTACCCATTTGCGCCCGACTAATTGCCATCAGTCTCGACCAAACTTTTGTTTCTGTGACTTAGGTGGACTCTTAGTGCTACCACCCTTGCCAGACCAAAACACCTTATTCGCCCAGTATGCGGCTGATGTTTTGCCCTTTTTAATGTTCTTACCGTGACGGGCTTTGAAGCTTTTACGCGCTTCTGCTGAATAATTATGCCCCATCTTCTGATCACCAAACCGAATGATCTTCATCTTTTCGCCATCCCTAACAGCAACAACCGCCTTCTTAGACGGATGCTTTGGGGTACGCTTTGGTTTGTTCAGTCCACTAAGACCAACCTTTTTTAGCCGGTTCTTCTCTGCATCGGTCAAACTCATTTGCGATGCCTCGCTGTTTTCTTAGCTATCTTTTTGGGCTGCTTTGAGTGCTGCTTTCCCTTCTTGGTGTCTTCTCGTTTCTTCTTGGAAGTGGCAGCGTACTCCTTGTCTGATAGAGCCTTTCTAGCCTTCTTCGGGAGATACCTTTCACCTGTCGCCTTCTTGCCTTGGGTAGAGGGTTTACCCGACTTGGTTCCCCACTCCTGCTTTGTCCACTTCTTCAAGGACTTCTGAGACTTCTTGAGAGGCATTAGTTCTTGTAGCCTCCACCAGATTCCTTGTAACGCTTAGCCAGCATCTGCGCTTTACGCGCAGACCACTGACCAGGCTTGCCGCCCTTACCACTAGCCTTGATTGAGTTGAACAGCCTTTTACGCAAAGCTGGCTTCGTGTAGTTGCCAGCTTCGTTTACTCGAGACTTGCTTTTCTTTTTCTCAGCCATCTTAGAAGTGCTTACGCACCTGCATGATGATGCTATACACATCACCACTAGAGTGCCCTACAGTGGTAAACAATACGTCGCCGTTCACACCAGAACCTGCGTTGTTGGGTATGCCTGTAAAATCAGACAGATCCAGCGTGTCAGCCCAGTCGGCGTTTAACTGCCAAGCAAGCACGTTAGTAGATGCATTAAAGAAGATCTTCACACCCATACCAATGGTAGAGTAATAGATCTTCTGAATGCTTACCTTCGTACAAGCAGCGCCTGTCACAGGATCAGAGGCAAGCGCAGATACATCAATCTTAGTTACTGCACTCTCGCCACTTCCATCGCTAACATTAGTGAATCGAAAGATAGCTGTGTTGCCATCATCCTGTATGGTTTGAGTTGCTACTGCGTCAGCCATTACTGCCCCCTGTTACGCTATCTGAACGTACTCAATGATGAACGTAAAAGAACCTGCTGTTGTAGCATCAACCGTATTGGTGATGTTGCAGTAAATAGTTCTTGAAGCAGAAGTGTACTGCACAGAAGCAGGCGCTGTAGTGCCGCTTTGCGTCTGAGTCACAAGCGTTGTTGTAGTCACGTTGTGCTCTACAACAGTCGTGCCGCCGTCTAGGATCTCATCAGTTACTGCCGCAACAATCTGTGCGCCAGAGCTAGATGTACCAACCTCATAACCAATGTCACCCGTACCAATAACTGGTGAGGTGTCACAGAAAATCTTGATGTCGGTAATAATTGTGTTGGCAGGCTGCGTAAACTCACCAATAGATGGGCTGTCGCCTGCTGTAGTGTTAACAGTTACGCCTGTAGCGTATCCAACGTGTTTTACATATTTACCTGTTACGATTCCAGTAGAAGCAATATCCACTACATCGGTAACTACGCCTGTGGTGGCGTTCTTTGAAATAACCTTAAAGCCATTTTCGGAGCGAACTGCTCCATTGAAAGTTGTATTACCCATTTTAGTCTCCTGTCTGGGTTAGTCCAAAATGTTCCACATGGAACAATCGGTCAGGAAAAAAGGTGGCCCCGATAAGGAGCCACCAATCCTTGACTCTAGCTAGAGCCTGGCGATCCGTAAATACCCAATGGGTCAGATACACCAAATGAGTAACGCTCACGCGCTTTATAGCGCACGTTACCCGTGTCGAAGTCACCGTCCATAGACGTTTCAAGCGGAGTACGCTCGAACATCTTCATACCATTCGGTACATCGGTGATCAAGAAGAAAGCGTTGCTGTCAGTCAAGTAATGATTGACGGCGTAACCTTCTGGGATCGCACCCATGTTACGGATGGCATTGATGTCGTTGTCAGCAGTGCCAACACGCTGAGTGGTTTCGAGCAGACGATCTGCTGTAAACATCAAAGCGGGTGGTACGATCAAACGACGAGGACGTGCTGCAATCAGTAGACCTCGCTCATCAGTGAAAGCAGCAATCTCAATGATTGCATTTTCCAAAGATGTTTCGTTCAAGTCAGCGCCAGTAGATGGACGGTTGGCATTGGTGCCACCATTCACTAATGGATGCGAAGCGTTGAACAGGGTAACACCGTCTCCAGATTGGAAGCTGGTGAAGCCATTGTTCAGCGAGTTAGCTGCTTTGACTTGCTTCGTGTACGCCATAGCGCGAGAAAGCGCCTTGGTGTAACGAGCCGAAAGAGAATCGTACAAATTGTCTTCCATCGCTTCCTCGGTGATCGCAAAGCCCATCGAAATGGTTTCGTGATTGTACCGAGCGGTGAAAGACTCTTGTGCTGAGTCATAGCTGGTTGCTGCACCTTCTGCCTTAACAGGAGCCGCTGCAAAGCCTGACAGCTTTACCTCTTCCTCGAATGAACGATCAGAGCTTTCTGTCTCATAAATGAGAGTGTGCTCGTCTTCGTATTTTTCATACTCCAAACCAAACAGAGCGTTAAGCCCTGGCAGGAGTTCTTTAAGCATTTGCGCTCTTGAAATTGCCATTGCCTAATTCTCCTTAAACGCCGAGCTTGGTTTCGTAAGCGTGGCTCAAGGGCAGATAGGTAACGATGCAATCTGTGAATGCATCACCTACGGTGCTTGATGGGCCATCTACGAAATCAACGACACGCAGTGGTAGTGTATTAGTCGTAGCGATAGAGCCGCCGTCTAGGGCGTTCTTGCTTCGACCGATTGAGGTTGATCCAGCAGTGTTAACCGCTGAGATGTTGTTTCCAAGGCCGGTTTGAGCAATAGCCTCATCACCCTGCATACGGAACAACAACTTAGGATCGTCAACAACGTAAGCAACGATATCGTCAGCAGCCGTAGATGCTGGGAATTGTTGGTTAAACGTCTTTTGGTTTGTTGATGGGTCTGTGTAAGCGCAGCCTACAAAGATACCAACAGTGCCAGCAGCAACAGAAGTTGTTACAGCGGCTTTTTCAACGGTGCCAGCAGCAACCAGCTTTACGAAATCACCATAGAAAATGGCGGTTCCATAAGCATTAGCGATCTTAATGTGACGAACTTTTCCCGTGAACGAGCCGCTCGCACTTAAAGTATCAACTGGTTCGGCACCCATAGGGGTAGCAACAGTAGCCATAATGGCCTCCTAGTTAATAATAACTAACCCCTGCTAAGAGTTAGTTTCTTCCAAAAGTAGTCCTAGTGCTACGCTCTGGATTGAGCATAGGCATTCTAGGGTCGCTTTCTCTTAGGTAGTTGTTATCAACCGATGACATTTGGTTTTCCGCTATGTTTTGGAAATGTTGCGTTCTAGCAGCCATTGTTTCCTCTGGTGCTTTGCACAACAACAATCCACCAACCTCAATGTTGCCTTCAAACTGAGATCCAATATCGGAAGCCAGCATTAGTTCAGGATGGTCTTCAGCCTTTACAGGCGACCAACCTTCTCTGAACATTTTAGAAACATGGGTGTTGTCGGATTGACCAAGAAGCGATGTCTTAACCCACCGAAACACATAACCATCTTGTGGTTCTGGGTCAGGCAGGATCGAGGCAGGCTTCCATGTGTCAGTCGGTCTTTCATCTACTTTACGAGAAGTTGATTTTCTTGGTGTGCGCTCTTCAGACATTACGAGGTCTCCTTTGCGAGTTGCCTCGCGTACTGTTCAGGGGTTAAACCCAACCTCTTAGCGAGAGAAAGCTGGGTGGACGTTAGCCGTATTTTGCGCGGTTTAGCACCGTTGCTCCTTGCGGAGGGTGCCACCACCGTCGAGGGTTGATTAGCAGTCACGGATGCGTCACGCCCATATGTGTCGCCATTATCCTGCCAATCATAGTCTGGGAAAGCTTGTCTCAGACGAGAATCAATCTGTCGGAAATACTCTTGGCTGTTAGGCTGGATGCCTCGCTTTATCAAAGCGGCATGTGTGCCATAAGCAAGGCTTGTCATTTCTTCAAAGCCATCCTGCATGAACCAAGAGTTCTTTTGCGCCCAACTTGCAGCTTCAGGATCTACCTGTGGCGGCTGTTGTTGAGCAACATTCTGTACAGCCTGTTCAGCAACTTGCTGCTGATACGACTGTTGTTCGTACTGCTCCCGTTGAGCTTGTTGAGATGCGACGTTTGTTTCGTATCTCTCGGCCTCATGTAGCTCTGCTTGCGCTCTTGTGAGGGTTTCTTGTGCAGATACTAGGTTATCAGTATCGCCCTCCTCATACGCCTTCTTGTAGCTATCACGGGCTTGTTGCAAAGAGAGTTCTGCGCGTTGCTTGATCTGAGCGACTAACGCTCCCTCACCACGATTGATCAGAGATTCCATCTCTTTATTCTTCGAGGCAAGCTGTTGAGCAACCCGCACAGCTTCTTCACGCATCTTTTCAGCGGCTTCGCGTTGTCGCCGCTCTTCGTGTTGTTCATAACGAAGCTTGTTGATTCGCTTTTGAACCTTTTCGCTGTAACCTTCTAGCTCATCATCGTCTTCATCATCAGATAACGCCTCAGACTTTGGAGGCCGACGATCTTCTGCGCTACGGTCATCAACGATTTCCAGTTCTATATCAGAGTCTGGTGACACTTCATCTCGGCTTTTACCGATCTGTGTACGGACGCCAAAGAACTTTTCTTCTGCGGAAGTTGTTTCAGGAGCTTCCGGCTCCATTTGTGCTTCACTCATACCTTAATAATCCCCCTTGGATCTTCTACAGTGGCTTCAACAGAATCATCGTTGATCAACCGAAACTCCTTACCATGCACCTTGAATCGGGTGCCTGAATAAGAACGCATAAGAATCCAGTCGCCTTCCTTACACAGAGGGCCGGAAGGGAATCGCTTAGGGTCATTATAAGCATCTGCTCCGAGCTTCAGAACCATGCCGACAATAGACCCTACCTCTTCGTCTTGCAGAGTTTTGGCAGCTTTTAAGATGCCTCCCTCAGTCATTTCATCAGGCTCAGGTAGAGCGATTAACAGCTTATAACCTTTCGGTTCCGGCAACTGCTGCGCCGAGCGAGGCTCGTTGTCCTCGATTGCTGGCTCTGGAGAAATCGAGACCGATCCCACCTCACCTTGTGCTAATGCTTCAGACATTAGTATTACCTTCTGCACTGGAAAAAAGCGTCCAGAGTCGCTTGCACCGCTTCATGCGGCGTTATTCAGACTCGAATCTTGACTTCAAGTCTAGAATTTCTCGCTCAGCTAGGGCCAAACCTTCAATGATTCCGCATACCTTTGCGTACTCGTTGAAGTCTTTGCATGCCCCGCCACTTACATGATCTGCATACTCGTTCATTTGAACCCGTAAATGATCTCTCATGTAATCAAATACATTCTGAGAAGCGTTATTCATCAAACACTTCTTTCGCTATCTGTATACCAGCTTTCAAACCTTCTACTTGGTCTTTAGATTCTTGCTCAGCAATCTTTACACCAAGCCTTGCCTGCTCAATCTCTGCTTGTTGATCAAGTCGTTGCTGATCAAGGTCTGCTCTAGCCATAGCCTTTTGGGCATCAAGCTGCAATCTGCCCATTTCGGACTGTGCCCTAGTCTGTGCTTCCATCTCTTTGATTTGCAACTCTTTTTGTTGCATCTGAACGATAGGATCTTGCGATTGCTGTTGTGCTTTCTGTTGTTGAGCCTGTTGCTGGTTAGAACCTTTCAACTGTTCAGCGGCTTGACCCGCCAATCTAGAGATTCTGAACTCAATATCTTCAGGCAACGGCTCTCCAGGAGGTGGCAACTCGAATCCAAGTTGTTTTTCAATCTCAAGCCGGTACTGGAACGCCAAATGCTCTTGAACGTGGGCGGCAAGCTCTGCCATAGCCTTCTTAGCGTTAGGACTCTTGGACATAATCTCCATAACCTTGGGATCTTCTGCCATTGCCTTGTGTGCTTGGATGTGAGCTTCGTGATCTTGGTAGGCAAACGCTTTAACAGGCTTACCATTGATCATATTCATGTTTTCAGTGATCGGATCAGTCGGTTCTTGGTCATCATCCGTTGGAACGATCTTATCTGCGTCCCGAATGTTCAAGATTTCCAGCATTTGTCGGTGTAATAGCGGCATGTCGTACATTTCTGGCGCTTGTTGCGCTAATTGTAGTGCCGCTTGGTACTGCATGATGCGCTGAGCCATCGTTCCGGCGTTTGGATCGCTAACTGGGATGATATCTACCCGATCATCGAAGTCTTCAGCCACCATTGGCTTGTTTTCTTCGTCGTATGGGTACGATTCAGGCCCAAAATCACGCACGACGTTGGATAACAGCCGTAATTCACTACGCATAGAGGCGTGTAGACGCGCTTGAACAGCACTCATCACCTTCATAGAGCGTTCTAGTATCGCTAAGGTGGTGCCAACAGGTGCTTCAGCGTTCATATCCGCTGCTTTTACGTCTGCCGCCGAGGCAAACCGTCTGCCTTCCTCAACAATGTCGCCCATAAGCTGGTACAAAACAGTACTTGGCTCTTTGTAGGGCAGAAAACTGATGTTTTCTTTGATCGATCCACCTGGAACGTCCACATCTCGGAACTCACCAGGCATGATCGGGGTGTCATCACCCTTAATTCGTAGACCTCGAGCCTTCAAGCCACCTGGTAAGTTGGCAAGTGTGCCTGCATCAACCAGTTGACGGAGCAAAGAGGTAGCAGATTTCGCCAATCCACCAATCATGTGGATCAAACCAAACCCGTAGAAGCCTAAACCAGGCATATACTGGTAGTGAACGAAGTGATCGCGCTTCATCTTGCGCTCATCGGTCTCATACCAGTTACGTCGTATCGACAGTATCGTGCGAGATGACAGATCAATCGACACCACATACGGCAACATGATGCCAGTAGGCTCACCTTTGTCGGTATCTTCAAATCCGACAAGATCTAGATCGACATTCATCTCTAAGATGGTGTGCCGGTAATCCATGTCGTAGTTGGCAGAGTCGCCTGTTAGCTCGTTGTACTTACGCTCTATGTCATCGTAATCGGGGGAAGCTGCTGGTAACTCCACATCTAGGTAGAAACCTGCAACTTGGAGCTTACGAATCTCATTTGCGCTGCGCTTCATCACATGTGTGTATCGTTCACACGTTGATAAGTCTGAGGCACCGTAACTAACAACAAAGTCTTCTGCCGGAACAAACATACTGCAAGGCCGACCCATGTTGGGGTCATAGTAAACCTTACGGAAAGCAGAACCTGCCAAAGGCAAAGAGAACAACATCCGTTCGGTTTCAGGCCGATACTCGGTCATCTTCTCGGTCAGCAGGTAGTTCAGATAGTCTTGAACTCGATTCGCTTGGTTTTCCTTGTCAGGGGTAATGGTGCCGACCACCGAGGTCTTTACAGGCCCACCCGCTGGGAACAACTCTTGTATCGCCTGAGACTGAAACTTAATGACTGACTCGGTAAGCAGTGGATGAAACACACCACAAGCGCCATCCCAAGGGGTGGTGCGGTCTTCATGCTTCAGCCCCAGCAGATCCAAACCTTCAATGTAGGTTCGTTCCCAGTCTGCACGACTTTCTTTGTCTGACTTGAAGGAGCCGACAAGCTCAGAGGCGATACCGTAAAGATCGCCCTCATCAATAAACTCGGCTAGGTTGGAGTCGTGGGACTCCGCACCCATTGGCACCATGTCTGGGTCAAAGTCGATGATCATCCCGCCATCTTCGGTTTCTATAGATACCGAATCAGGATTAACAATCTCTATCTCTAGGTCAGGCTCATCGCCGGTTCCCTGAGAAAATATCGACTCTGGCGTAGCCAAAGGGCGGTCAATAGCCATCTATCCGTTCTTCGTGAACTTTTGAGGTCGGGCCGCACCAGAACCACGGGCAACTGTATTGCCTCCTTCTCTCATCTGCACTCTAGCGACACCACCGTTAGCCATCATCTTTGGGCTAACCTTCATGCCGCCAGTTTTACCACCAGCCTGCATTTTGCCAACACCATCAGCAGCAAAAGCGGGAACCATCTCACCGCCCTTTTTAACCATAGGCATCTTGCCACCAGCACTCATGCCTTTGGTTTTCATTTTGCCGCCAGCCATATAGCCTTTAGCTTTCATCTTGCCACCAGCTTGGTAGCCTTTAGTCTTCTTCTTCATCTCCTGCTCCTGCATAGAGGTTATCGAATACTTGATTTACATCTAACGTGTAATCTAAATCAGATTTGCTGTAGTGAATGTGCTGGGATGGTCTGAAGTCTGGGGCACCTTCGCCTGTCTCAAACCATGCCGGATGTGTCACTCTAACCCTATTGTTAGGCAAAGCAACGATATTCCCCGTCCACTTACCAGCATCTAAAAGCTCCATCACATGACTCTGCTTATGCTGTGCAGGGTCATCAGCAATCTCGTTGTCAGTGTAATCCACTGTGAACATATACCTAGCTGGATACATATCGCCATCGATCTTAGCAAGCCAGGGGCATGGCGTACAACGATCCAAGACATATACCGAATGCTCCCGCGAACTACAATCCCACGGTTGCGCTGCCCACGTTGGCATCGGCTCAGGCCATTCTTCTAGCGGAGTATCTGCTACCAGACCTGTGATCGGCATCCTTGCCCACATCGCACCGCCGTGTACGTTCGGTTCGTCATCGTCATCGTAGGTCTCGGCTCCAGTGAATATCATCTGGAAGCTCAAGCTACGACACGGCATTGTTGTTACAGCGACTGCCATCGCGTGTATGAACTCACCGTGATACTTGGCGTGGTTGTGGGTGTATTCCTTTCTTACCCAGCACTTGAAGTACGGGATATTGCTTTGCAGGAAAGCCATCAAACAGCGTCCTTATAAAATGTCTTTTCCCATTCCTTGTGCCGTTTTATCGGCTCTTTGAAATAGGTCATGTATCTTGCCAAATACACGATCAAGTGGTTCAACCAACTGAGCGGTCTAGGCAACGGCCTCATGTAATCCAGAAACAAAACCACCCTGTTACGGTCTGTCATGTTTACAGCTATGTGTTCGTAGGTGTCATCAAAGACAACTGCTTTGCCTTCTTCCCACCGATACTCTTGCTTGTTCACCACCAACACACAGCCTTTGCCTTCGGTTGGTATATCAAGACCCAGATGCACCCTGAGTATTCCGCACCACGGGCCTTCGTGTGGCATCAACATCTTTCTTGGCCCGATCACTGAGAAGTAGGCAGATATCAGATTCTTCTCGGCGTCTATGATCTTCATAGTCTCAGGGAACTCTTGGCAGTTCCGATCAAAGCGGATCTTGCCTGCCTTCAAGAAAAACATCTTCCACTTGTCATCATTGGAGATGTATATCTGATCTGGGCTGATGGTCTGAAACGGCGCGAACTCATCTATGCGGTTTCGCATCTTCTCGAACTCAGCCCTGATCACATCGTAGTTTTGTTCTAGAACAGCAGTGACAGGGAAGTCTGCGTTATCAAAAAACACACGATTGCCCTTCTTCGAGAATCTTCTAAACAATGGCCTAAAGGCTTTTTCAACAAGCCAGCCATTTACTTCAACCATACTTAAATGATCCTAGATCGGCCTCCAGCCCTAAGCTCTTCCGGCACCCTTACTGGGGCTTGTGTTGCTATCTCTTCAATCGGCATTGGGCTTCTTGTCATTTGCTCTTGAGGTCTAGGCCCACGCGCCAGTGCTTCAGCTTGAGCAGCGGCTAGAGCTTGAGCCTCCATCTGGGCATACTCTTCGGGAAACATCTCAAACAAGAAATCGCTACGAAAGTTATCAACAGCTTCCGCAAAATCACTAGGGTCATCCAGATAACCTTCATCAAGATCTTTCAGATAATTACGCACCACTGGATTCATTTGCGGAGCTACAGTCTTTTCGCCCCTTTCCTCAAGCATTTGCCTTGCGGTATCTACTAGTGCCCTTTCTTTGTCTTTTCTTTCCATTAGTAATAAGTGGCCCTTTTCGGATAGAACGGTTCGTCTTCTTCGTCTGAGTTGAGCCTCAAGAACCCGCCTTGACGGAACCTGAGTAGTGCCTGTGTAGATGAGTCCACAAGGTCATCGTGTTCACCAGAAGGAAACGAGGCAAACTCTTCGATCACCTCTTCGGCAAACCGTGTACCTGGTGCCCACACAATTCCTGACGCAAACAGGTCTGACACTGCGTTGACCCTTGATATCTTATCGTTACCCCTAGACGGGGTGTATTCACCGACAGGTATACCCATAGCCCGTAATTCAAAGATCAGCGGCATACCAGCAGCTTTGGCTTCCACAATACACGCATCGGGTTGCCAGTCTGTATAGAACTCTAGTGCCGTCTTTTTCAGTTCAGGGAACTCTAGTCGTTCTTTGTAGGCATCCAACAGGATGATGTTGGGCTGCATTACGCCTTCAGAGTTGGGTTTGTAAAAAACTCCCCAAGTTGTGCATGCCGAGTAGTCGGCACGTTGTGTCTTTAAGAACGCTGTGTCCCAAGACTGAATAATAAACTCGCACGGCGGCGGGGTTGCGTCTTCCCATTCTTGCCACCACTCACGCTTAACTAGCGCACCCTCTTCTGAGGTTGGGTTTTGCTGATACTGGGCATTCCACTTCGGCGCAGGCAGTTCGTTCTGTAGAGCGGTTAACTCTTCTAAAGACCAGAACTCAGGCCATAAAGCTTTGCCGGAAGGCATGATTGCGGGGAACTCAATAACTTCCCATTCATCTGTGCCTGCACGTTGAACAGAAGACTTGATGATCTGCCCCGTCAAATCCCGTTTGTGCCATCGGGTCATCACTACAATGATCGCACCACCAGGCTGTAAACGCTGGCGTGGGCCTGACGTGTACCAGTCATACACCCGATCAAAGACACTTGCGTCGGCACTCTGGCCTTCTTGCTCAGAATGGGGGTCATCGATGATCAGCAGATCAGCACCTTTACCAGTCACGGCACCACCAACACCAATAGCAAAGTATTCACCGTTCTTGCTAGTACTCCATCGACCAGCGGCTTTGCTATCGGATCGCAAACCTAAACTGGGAAAGACTGACTTGTAGTCATCGCTGTCAACGAGGTTTCGCACCTTACGACCAAACCCCACAGATAACTCTGCGGTATGTGCCGTCTGGATAATCTTCTTTTCTGGAAACCGGCCTAGAAACCAAGCAGGCAACAGATAGGAGGCAAACTCTGATTTGGTATGCCTCGGCGGCATGTTTACGATCAGACGCTTCAGTTCACCATTGGCAACCCTTTCAAAGGCTTCTGCCATGATCTTGTGGTGCCGTCCTTCAATAAACGCAGGCCACACATACTTGGTGAAACCCATGAAACTGTCACGGGCAGACTCTTTACGCTCCGCTTCTTCTAAAGATTCTAAAAGATCTAGGATCTCTTTCTGCTCTTCAACAGGAAGATTCGGTATGGATTTGAGAAGGCTTGGATCTATTTTTGGCATAAAGCTCTGAGAACGTACTCTTGAGAACGTTCGCTAAGAACGCTAGCTATTTCGTAATCAAGGCCACCGACCACCCCTAGGTGGCCTACGTCCGTAATCTCGAACGTTCTCTGTTAACTTTCGTCATGTTAGCACATTGAGTCGCTTGACAACGTATGTCAACAACATTCGCAAATTTTTTAAAAATTTTTTTTGGGGGTGGGACTCCTAGCACACTTCCTGAGAAAAAAAGGGTCGTGGTACGTTGGTTTACTAGTTTGCCCAGAATTTTGGGGATCGTTTGTGCGTTTTACTATGTATATAGACGTGGGTACGCGCATGGCTATAGGGGGGGGTGGCCCAGGGGCCTGCCTCGAGCACAGCCCAGAAAACAGGCTCCCCTTATGACAACCGTTATGGTTCGTTGTACGTTGGATACAAACCGTTAGGCTTAGTGCAATGGTTCGTTGGACTCTTCTGCTTTCGCTAATCGTTTCTGTATTTCGGCAGCGACTTCTTCTGCCGTTCGTTCTGTCGTCACTTGCTCAACCTTGTCGCTGAACAATGCAACCGTCCTACCCAGTAACTGCGCCGCAGTGAGTTGGGCTTGCGTTGGTTCATCTCCTGTTGTCGGATCAATACCGTCTTCTGTCCAGCGTCGAAGCTTGCCCACGACAAGCTCTCTGTCCGTGACC